TTGATCTGAGTTTAAAGATACAATATAATCTTGTAATTTTTCTAATTGTAAAGTAAATTCTTTTTCTAATTTAATTAAATTTGATTCCATTAATATCCATTAAGTGGGTTATATTCTGAGGATACAGCAAATAATTCTTTACTACCTCCCACATCAGTTGAGCTATCAGTGCTCATGGTTACAGTCATAAAATAACCTTTTATTCCTAATGTTGGTTGTGCAAACGCCGGATTTAAATTAAATAACACCTGCCCAGGCATTACCGATGTTTCAAAGCTTCTCTGTAAAGCACCCACGTATTTATTTTCTTTAATATCAAAGCCTGAATGATATATTGGATACTGCGACGCCGCTGAACCAGTGTTAGGAGGTGTAGCTGAATCATAGGAACCTTCTAGATAACTTCTAATTTTATTAGACCTGTCTGCAAATGTTGAAATATTTGATTGTCCTGGAATAATTGCTTGAGCCCCCTGACTACCACTAAATGCGTTTAACATTTCCCAACCATTTGATCCTTCGTACGCAATTGTCTTAAAAGTTTTCTGAGCTGATGGTACAGGATTAAATATAAATGTTATAGAAGATTTTTGTATAGCACTACCATAGTAACTTCCCCTTGAACCAGTGTTTGCGTAGTGTTGATATAAACCTTTATTTGACCCGCTTCCTCCGGTTGAAAAGAATTTATTTTTTAAGCTAAATACAAATTCTGGAGTATAGCTGTGAAAACTAACCCAACCCTGTACTGATTCGTCGTAAACTAATGTGTAATTATTTGTTAAATTCTGTATTGATAAAGTATAGTTTTTATTATGTATATCCCAACCGCCAACAATAAGATTATTTAATGTATTTTGACCTAAAGTGTCTCTAAACCAATCTTTCATGCCGTACCCGGATATCTCAGTAATACCATCTTGCGATAATCTTAGTATAGCTGATCTATCTTTATCGGCAAAGTATTTTCTATAACCATATACAGCAAAGCTTTCCGGATTTTGTGATATGCCATATTCGCCAGCATAAGCTTGAATTTGTCCAATTACAACATTACTAGTAGTGGTCATAGCGCTTCCTTCAGCAGTGTAGACCGCGTCTTTATCTATTAACGCTTTATGTATTTTACTTTCTTGAAATATTGTTAAATTTGTATCTTCTGCATATAGTTTTTGAATGCTTCCATATTCAGGATCAACAGCTTTTGTTATATCTTCTGCTACAGAAAATACATTAGTTTGATTTATTGTAGTTCTTGAATTGTAAATTCCGGAATATATTATAGAGCTTGGTAAAAATCTTTGCGAGTTGTCTTTTAAAGTTGTATACGCTCGAGAGCCATTACCAACACCTACATTGTTAAATCCTCCCTTAATTCTAGACTCTTCAATATACCAACTTTTAGCAAAATTTGTGGGATCGCTAAAATCTTTCTTTTTGAGCCAAAAGGAATTATAGTATTGTATACCTAATGTAGTTGCCATATTTAATTATTACTTATAAAATTAATTAATTACTGAGGATAATACGGGAAATCCGCACCATCTTGTCCACTTATAAATGGTGGTATAGTATAAACCGCATACTTTAATTCGTTTGCAGCGGAAGGAGCTATAGGCAAATTAGCTGCGCTGTTTTGTGCATGCGCCATAAATATTACTTCTCCGCTTTCTCCAGCTCCTCCTGTAAGTGTGTTTCTTGTTATTTCAATTTGGACATTAGGCAGAATACATCCTTCAAAATCATAAGCAACCCCAGATGTTGTTGTTCCAACCATTCCAGGTACAACACCTTCTGCTAACATTTCCGAAGTTGGATTAAAAGGCTCTAAAGTACCCAGCACTCTATATGTTTGACCTCCCGCTGCTAATGCGGAGTCAAAAAATGTATTACTAGGAGGAATACCCCCGTCTGTAGCCGCTGCTCTTCCTTCTATTCTGGTTCCAGGATCTGCTCCAGTGTGAGACCCTTTATATGCTATTGCTGCTACTACTTTAGTTTGATCTGTCCAGTTGCAAACAAGTCCTCTTTTTATAGCACCTTGAAAATGCCCAGGATTTGACACCCCCGGCGCTGTTAAGCTCCAAAAATTTCCATCAAAAGCAACAGTGTTTTGATCATACCCCCCTACAACCCGGTTATTTAATTTTTGTAAGTAAGGCACGTCATTAGGAACATCATTACCAGACCAAGAACTTTGATTAACATAAGGAGACCAAGTAACAAATCCGTCATATCTTTTTAATCCTGCTACCCATTGTACTTTACAAGTATTAGAAAGCCCTCCGGGATCCGTAACTTGTATAGTTAATTCATAAAATGCGCCCGCGGTCATTGGTCCGTATTGTGCTCTTCTCATTATAGGATATGTGGGTGCGTCATTTAAATTTTGTGTTGTGTAATCTGTAGAATATGTAAAAGGAATATAAAACTCATCATCTTGGGTTGGATCATTAAGTATTAGTTCTGTGGCTACACTATTAAATACTTTAGTCCCGGCTATAATTTCTACAGTATTCCCTATATGCCTTTTTTCGTTATTAACACTTCCGTTGGTAGCTACTAATCTATTGTTCGTAACAGCACCGTACGCAGTATTTCCCATAATAAAAAGTTCTTCTGCGCTTACATCCGTCAATATGAACAACTCAGTGGGGTCAGTTTGCGAACTATGTATATTAGGTAAAAACCCTGGCGGTTTATTTACAAGAGTGGATTCCGCGTTTAAAGTTACTGATTCACCGGTTTCAGATGTAAATTCCATTACAAATAAATAATAGTCTAATAATTCAGAATTTTCTAAATAAGCTTGAGGAATATTTACTTGTATTTTATAGGAGCCATTACTCTGTTGAATTAAAGAAAATTCATTTGTACCCCCGGGTACTGTAGCTCTATTAACTGAATAGTTTAAATTTCCATATATATCTTTAGAAAAAACCTGTATTAATTCTCCTGTTGTATTAGCAATGTCACCATTTGAATTTGTTGGAAAAAACGCAGAGGTAACGGGAGTTCCTGCGGCATCGTCTTCTTCAATAGCAAAGGTAAAAGTAGATAACCCCGTGGGCAGCTCAGATGTTGATGAGCTTAAGACAGCATTGTTTAAATCAGAAATTAAACCTGACGTAGATGTTTCCCAATATATATCTAATACTGATTCTGTAGGGGCAGTTTCATAAACAGCCAAATACATAGAGTTAGGATATGTTCTATTTGCATTTGTTGTAAATTCATTTTCTGTTTCCCCTATAGGGTTAATAGTATTTATTCTAGCTACTAAAGGATTTATATTTGTATATTTTCTTAAAGATCCAGAAACATTACCACTGGGATCAAGACTTTCTTCGTTATATTGAACTGCAAAACCGGGATATAAACATAATCCATTTAAAAACCCAGAGTCAGTTGTTGTATAATCAGCAGGCCCAAAAAGCTCCCTTTGAGAACCTATTAAGGTTACTGTATCAGGAATTGGAGCTGGAAAATATTGTTGATTTATTATTGAAGTAGACTGAGTTCCGGTTAAATTTGTTACTCTACCATATAGTTTAACGCTACTATTAAACTCTGTTTGAACAGGTCCAACTTCTTTTAAATCTCTAGGTATTTTATTTATATTATCATTAATTAATACTATGTGAGCCGTCTGATTTCTTTCGTCATTAAAGTCATTTATTGGATAGCCATTTACAATGCCTGGCAAATAAACATTATAGTAATCTTGCTGTTTTTGTTGAACAACTATTCTATAAGAATAATATCCTAGCTCGTTTATGTCATAAACTGCATTTCCTTTACTTCCGGATACATCAATATCAGTGCTAGTGTATTCAAATAAATACTCGTTAGAAATTTTTTCTAATGTAGTTAACGTAACAACACCCGCTCCGTCTATAGTTGCTGATACAATTCCTATATAATCATTGTAATATCCTCTTAAATATTTACTAGAATTAAAATACTCAGAATACGTAGTAGCCCAATTATCAAAAAGCTTGTCTAGCTTGTATACATAAGTGCCATTAGCATTTATGCTGTCAAATCTAAAATATTTTTCAGGAGGTTGAAAATTAATTATATCAGGAAATTCTGTTAACCAATACTTTCCTATTGCATAAGTGCCTGGGTAGCCTGCAATTCCTGAAAAGTTTTGCTCTTCAGGTATAATATCATTCATTTTTATTTTTAGCTGGTCGCCATCCCAAGCGTCTAGAAGAGGTAAAAAATTTGGAGATTTAAAATTGTGAAATAAATTTGACCCTTTTTGGAATTCACCAAATTCATTTAAAAGATTATCATATTTAGACAATATAACATCTGACTGTCTGCCCCATTTATCAGCTAAAACTATTCCTACCTTGTAATTCCTATTTTGTTTTATATTGTGATTTGGATATTCTGTTGTTTCTTGTAAATTTTTTTCATCAGCAGAAATTTCATAATCTAAGCTATTTAGGCTAGCGTGATTTGCAACAAAATTTGCATACATTATTCTATTGCCGGCTGTTTCTTGAGCTCTTGCCCTGATTGGCACTTCATCATAAACTCTAACCACCTCTCTTTCGGGCAAAGTTTTATAAGGTTTAGTAGATTCATATTCGTATTGATAAACTGGGGTAGGTGAATAATCCCAAGAAAAAGTGTCACCGTCAGAATATGTTACACCGCCTTCTATTGTAATTTCATACTGAGGAGGTGTTGTTGTTGGATTGTATTCAACCGCTACCACTAAAACAGGTGTAGGAAGAGCCACTCCGTTTATTTCTTCTAAATAATAGCCTGGAATTATACCATTTAATAAATCTGTAGTAACAATTTTAGTGCCTGTATATGTGCCAATTGCGGTTGTTGTAGTTGTTCTATCTGTGTATAATACATCAAAAGAGTCATCAACTGGTATACTTTCTACAACTTTATAAACTACACCGTCTGATTCTTTTACTATTATATCTATTTCGGTTATTTTATAATCTTTATACGGGCTGCCTGATGGTAATTCAATATTTAAAACAAGATTATTAATATTGTTTTGCATAAATTCTACAATTGTAGATCTAAATGTTGCATCTTCATCTCCATCGTAAAAATAACCATTTTGATTAGGCACAAATGCTGCTTGTGTAAATGGGGCAATTAAAGAATATTCGTTATCATCAAATTTAAATCTGTAACTAAAAGTTAAAAATTTATCTTGCATATACGCGGGATCTCCATTCCACCCCTCATAGTTGTCATCTCTTATACATCTTATGTAATATCCCGGAGTACCTGTAGCTGGTGGTGCTTGTTGAAGAATATTATTATTTGTGCCTGACACTAAAACTTCTTCCGCGGGGTTACCAACTTGAATTGCCCAGTATTTAACCGCTTCGTCAGGGTTTGAAGACAATGGCGCTCCGCTTCCTCCTATTTTTAAAAACCCGGTAAGCCCAGGGCCTCCTATGCCATCAGCATAACCTCCCGGTCTAGAATTAAAAAATACGTTTGTATCAAAGTCGCCTTGCTGCCCAGCAGCCCAAGTACCGGCTACATAAAAAGCAGGCCAATTGTTATTTCCTTGTTGATCCACAATTGGACTAGAATTAGTGCTTTTAATTCTATTAGCGTTTGCTACGCCACCAACTCCGTTAATTAATGTTGTCCAATCATTTTTTTTAGCAACCCTATATCCATTAGGAGCAATTTTAGGGTGCTCAGCAGCGTGTTTATTATAAAGCTTGCCATAAACCTCTCCATTAGCGGGGTTAAAATCGTAGTAGCACCAAGCTGGGGTGCCAGCCGCGTCTAGGGTTTGCCAATCTGATAAAGCTGTAGCTTCTACAATAGCGGTTCCGTCGTTTAATTTATCAACATTTAAATTAACTGTTGTCCATTGCAATGTACCTATTAATACAGTGGGTAAATCCGCGGCATTAGACATTGTGGAGGGTTTTATATCTGCCGTTGAAGATAGGTCTACAAGCCTGGGAGCTTTATAGGGTGCAAATTTAGCTACAGATATATGTTGTTCATTTGTGTAATAATTAGGATTTCCTACGGCTGTTTGTACATTTAGTTTTCTTGGCTGATTATTATTATCGGTCCAAAAAAGCAAATCTTCTATTAATGTTATGCCGTTAACTCTTGTGTTTTTATTAAAATTAAGATAGGATCCTTGTGTTAATATGTTTAAAGCACTGCTTTGATTATTATATTTTATTATAAAATGATCGGTGTCATTTGTTAAAAATAAATATATATCACTTTTGTCTTGATCAGCAAGTATTCCTATAGATACTAACCCAGATACGCCTAGCCGACCTTCAAAGCTAAAAACTTGAACATTACCAAGCACATTTTGCACACTACCAACATCTGAGTTTTCGGATTGGCTAATTTGTATATTCTGAGCGTCTCTATATTCTCCTTGCGGTAATAGGCGAGCATCTAAGTCCTTATTCATTTTGGACTTTATAAAAGCATTGGTTATTTTAGCCATATATTAACTTTTTATCCATTTAGATTTACCTCTCATTACTTGCACTATTTCATCAAGTTTTATGTTAGATAATCTAATTTTTGCATTTCTTAATTTTGCGCTACGCTCTCTTCTTAGTCTTTGTACAATATATTCTGGTTGATTAGCTCTTGTGGACACAATAGAGTACATTATAGCTGAATATAAAGCATCCTCAGCTAGCTTTGGCACTTTTGTGTCTAAGTCATAAGCAAGGCCATCAGAAATATATTCTAAAATAATTAGTTTATTTGCTAAATTACTTGAAAAAGTCATTTTACCATCTCTGTGGTCTAAGCTAAACCACCCATTAATTTGTGAAAACTGAGGATCTATTCCGTATAATTCACCTGCTCCCCAAGATCCATATGGCCCAAAGCCATATGCCGTATATCCCCATTCAGCCCAATCAGCTGCCCATTCTGAGTTTAATATATCTGTATTGTTTTCACTCCATCTTTCTTTTGTTATCGATGTACCTTCTGTATTTTCCCCAAAATTATCTTGTGTAGGTATTCCATTGTTATCCTGCAATGGAGTTTCAGTTGGGTTAATTGTTAAATTATTAGCCGGATATATAGGTCTTTTTACACCCTGTTCATCTATCCAGGATACTTTTACATAATTAACATAATCTTGCGGTATAATTACGCTTAAATTTGGTGGTATTGTTAACTCGGCGGACTTTATACTTTTTAAAGTATCGTAACTAAATTCTTGTAAGTTTCTTTTGGCAAAAAATACAACATCAGATTTTTTAGCTTTCTGTATAATTTTACCATCACCTACATAACCCACCATAAAGTTATCAATAGCGTCTCCTAATTTTATATATTCGTAGTTGCCATAATTTTCTTCTACAGTTTCCCCAAAAGCTTTTTCGGGATTTGTATTTCCGTAATTACCACCAGCTAAACTTTTAAGTTGTACTACCACTAAAGTATTAGTTGGCAAAGCATTTTTTATAGTAATAACATTATTTTGAACATCATATTGGGAAACATATTCGTTCCAGCTGCCGGGTATACCTGTTGGGCTAGTATATATTTTAAAATTATTTAAAGTGTAACCTGCATCATTCGGACTCCAGCTTCCAAAAACTAAAGGAGTATCAAATGTTGTAGTAAATGTCTCATAGGGTGCATTTGTTGATGATAAAAATTGTTGCGCCCCCTGGTAATATTGCTGGTTATTTTCTGTTATTAAAGACATTTATTAGCTTTTTAAATTTACTTTATTCTGTTGTATTTCATTCATAGCGGCTTGTATAATATTACCATCGCTAATTATCATGCCACAATATTTAAGAATATTAAGTATAATATTAGTTTGCTCGGAAATATCTAATTCAAAATTTATACTACCGTTAGGGTTTGAAGGGCTATATAAGCTATTATTATAAGAAAATTGCCCAACTGACCCAATTGTATAACCCCAATAAACATTAGAAGGAGTAGTTAGTATGTTACATGATAATGTGTCCGGTTTAGGAAAAACCTTAAGTGAAGACGTTACGTTTAAAGTTGCCGCATCAGTTTGAGATGAAATATAAAATAATGGGTAACTTTTTGTAGGAGCAGTTAATTTTGATCTTGTTATTAAGTTATATTCTTTTATTGTAGTTAATTCTGCTACTGAGTTTATAGTAGGGTTTTGCTCTGATATATAATTAGCTATCACATCGCCAACTTTATAAACATTTTCCGTAGTTGTCCATATGTCATTAGTGTTGTCATATGAAAACAAAACTTCTTTTTGAAATGGATATAGCTTATATTCTATATCTTTAACAGGATTAAAAAATTCTGAATCATTTTGAGCGTTAAGTTGGTCTTTGCGCACTAATTGATTGGCGTCTGAAAAATAATCTTCGAATATTTCAAGTTGTACTTGTGTTGCAAGTTTATTAAACTCTTCTGGAGTTATATACCCTCTTTGTTCTTTGTTAAGTAAGTATAAAACTGTTTGATATACTGAATTTACGTTTACCGCCATCTTATATTTTTATTATAATACACCAGGGCATTGCGGTAAGCAACACCCTAATATATTATTATTACGTATTATTTTAGTTTTTTCTCTATAGATTTAAAAACTTGTACGCCTTCATCGGTTTTAAAAAACGCAGCCATAGCTGAATATGGGTTTTCATCAAATGGAACGGTCATTAGCTTAGCACCGTTAGATGCCCACGTAAATGTTCTTTGGTCTTGAGATAAAGAAATTATACCATTTTCAGCAGCAATAATTGCTACATTTCTTAACTGTACATTTTCATCATTTGCAAGCTCAAGAAATAAATATGGTTTTTGTCTAGCAAAAAGAAGTAAATCTCTTTTTAATTCTTTAGAACTCATTTTTGAAACTTTAGACCCCATTTCTGTTCTTAAAATTCCTTCAGCTTGATCAATGTCCATATCTCTTGCAATGTTTAAAGCATCAATTTGAACATCTAAAATTTCTAAATCATCTTCAGCAACCTCAACTGGGCTAAATTCTGAATATAGTTTATCCTTAAGTGGATGATATAGAGAAAGTAATTTTTGTAAATTTTGTTTTTCTTTTGGAACAAATAAATCACCATTTTTAAATATGATGTGCCCAAGAGTAACTTCTCCTTTTTGCTCGTCTACAAATGGAGATGTTTGATTTGTTGCATACCTAAGCTCTCTTTGTACACCCTTTTTTGCATCAAAATAAAGTAAAGGATGCTTAGACGTATGCTTTGAATGTATTGTATGGGTTAATGGATTTTTACCTAATATGTAATAAGTTCTATCTTTAATTTCCCATTCTGGTTTTTGTTTTTTTTGAACTGGTGCATTTTTTGCTACAGTTGGTTGAGGTGCAACCCCAACAGTTTCTTTTGCTTTGACTTCTTTAGCCATAATATAATAAAATTAAATAGTTAATAATAAAACCCTAGGGCCACGATAAGTGACCCTAAGATTTAAAAGTATGATTAAGCTCCTTTGAAAATTACAAAGTTATTAGCAGCCTGTACACATAAACATCTTTCAGACAAGAAGTTAACTTGCATTGCATCAAGATCAGATGTGAAAGCGCCTCCTGCTGAACCAGTCAACCAAGACTTCATTCTACGGTCATCAGCTTGAGAAGCTCTATATCGCACGTGCAAGAATGGACGACGGATATTAGTTCCTAAGATTTGATCGTAAACAGTTGAAGTTCCAGCTGGTACTAATACACCTTCAATTCCTTGTACAGTGTAATCAAGTGCACCACGAGTAGAAGCGTCGTTTAAGTATTTCCAGTCAGTTTTGTAAAAATCGTAAGATCCTCTACGGAAACCGCTAAATCCAAGATTCAAAGCCATTTGCTCTGAATTTTCAAATAGACCATAAGCAGTACCGCCTGATTGACCTTGAGACAAAGCAGCTAGCATGTCATCAAAATCTAATGCAGTTTGGCGATTTAAGAAAAGCATGTTTTCTTCAATAGCTCCTTGAGTATCAAGGTTTTTCAAAATAGCATCAAATTCAGTAAGACCATTAGCAGCTGTAAATCCAGTTTGGATATTACCTCTGTCTTCAATTGCATCAAAAAGACCTTGAGTTCCTGATAATTTAGTGTTATATCCTGTAACACCGTCATTAGCAACAACTTTTTTACCTTCTACTACAGACATTTCTAAGTAATCTGCAAAACGTAAACGAGTTTCAGATTCAGCTTTTAAATACCATAAGTATCCAGATGTTCCGTCTTCAGTAGCAACTTCTACCCATCCAATTTGAGCCATATCAGATCCAGATACTTGATACTGGTTTCTAATGATAATTGGTGAATTAGAAAATTGAGTAAAAGTTGGTTCAATACTTACGTAGTTGTCTCCAACCAAAGTTGAACCTTTTTGGTATTCAGAACCGTATACAAAGATTTTTACCTTTTCATTAAGTGCAAAAGGAGCAGGGTTATCTGCGCCATTTGCAGCTGTTAAGCTAGCGGATCCATAAGTTGCAACAGAAATTGCAGCTGTAGCTGTTGAAGCAGGAGTTGCCTTAACAATACATTTAGCCTCTTTTCCAGTAGTTGGGTTAATTACAACTAAAGTCTGATTTTTTGAAACTAAGTTTTGTACATAGTCAGGACCTGCAGTTGCAGACAAGTTATTGATTGTTAATTCTTCTGCGCCAGTAACAGTAACATCATCATATGCAATATGTAATCTGTTTTGCTCTGACCAAATAACTTGATCAGATGTCATTGGCATTTCAGCACCTACCATACGTAAGAATCCAGATAACGTTCTGTTTCCATAACGCTCTACTTCTTGTTCGTAAATTTCAGGTAAATACTGTTGTGCAAAGTTTCCTCCGGCAGCGCCGTCGAATGACAAGTAATTGTCACTAAGTGTTTGTTGGGCTTGAGATGGTTTAATTGAACCAAATTCTGGTGAAATAGCCATAATTTTTTAGTTTTTTAGTTAAATTTTTTTGTTTTAATTCTTAGTTTAGAAGAATCAGTACCACTTATTGCTCTAACTTTTAGCCCTCCTATAAATACATCTTTTGGTGCCTCTCTGGCGGTATCTATACTTGGATTTTTAGATTTACTTACAACCTCTTTAACAGCGTCAGCTTTACCTTGTTCGTAAAAATGACTTGCTATTTTATCAGCATTATAAGCTGCAAACATGGCCTTATGATAACCCTTCTCGTCTACAACACTACCATCTTCCGCAAGGAACTTCCCTACGATGTTGTTAATATCCGATTGAATTGAAGCCACCTCTTTTGGGTTTGAAACATTATACCTAAATTTCTTTTCTCCTAAATTAAATTCAAAACCTTCGAATTCTTCAGAAAATAAATTTTCAGTTTTTTGTTTAAAACTTTCATAATTTTCAGCAGCCTTTTTCTGACCTTCATTATATCGATTGAAAAAGTCCATAGCTTTTTGTTGGTCCTGAGTTACGCCGGGTCTCAACTTGATTTCGTCGTAATATTTTTTCTTAGTTTCCTCTAAAAAGTTTTTGGCTTTTGCAACTTCTTCTTTAAACGCAATTTTCTTTTTGCGTATTTCTTTTGGCTCATCTAGTTCTTCATCATAGGAAAAATCTTCCATTAATATTGAAATATCTTCTGAATCTAAATGAGGTTTTGTTTTACTATAATACTCCTTAAGCAACGTATTGTTATCTACATTTGAATAATCAGTATTTAATCGAGCGTAATCTTCTATTGTGCCACCTGTTTCTTCCATAAATGAAACTAGCTTTTCAATATTTTCCGGTAAAGGCTTGCCTAATACTTCTTTATTTTGTACAGCTTCTTTTACCTCTTGCTCTATTTTTTCAACTTTTTCTTCTGTTATTTCTTGAATAACATTTTCAACGGACTCTTCGTCTCCTTGTCCCACTGTTGGCAATTCCACGTTGGTTTCTTGCCCTGTTTTTTCATCCGGCTCGCTTGAGCGTAACACGCTGCTCTCTGAGCCTTGTTCTTGAACGGCATCTTTGTCTTCTTTTTTAATTACCACCTTCGCGATATCGCCTTCCGTTTCTTCAGCTGCTTTTGGTTCAGCTAAATTAACTTTAATAGGTTCATCATTCGTTGGCACTAATTTTTTAGGTTTAGATTTTAATTTAAAATCGCCTTCTTGTTTTACTGTTTCTGACATAATATAATATAATTAAATAATTAAATAGTAATTTTATTTAGGATCAAATTGCTCAAATCCAAAGCCGCTCATGGTATCAAACCCAGCAGATTCAAAATTAACTGGGGGCGTATTATTTTTACGCTGCTCAATCATTTTACTTTGCTGAGTAGCCTGCATTTGAGTTCTTTTATCTTTTCTATCTTCTATTTCTTTTTCTTTTCGCGTTTTAGCTGATTGTTGAACATCAGCTAATTGCATATTGTAATTAAACTCTTCGGCCATTAATAATTTTTTCAAATTAGCCTCTTGTTCCATTTTTTGTATTTCAAATTGAATTTTTGCTTGCTCAATTTGAATTTTACTTTCTGTAATGGCTTGAGTTTTTTGTACTTCAAACAACGCAGCTTTTTCTGCAGTTTGTTGGTTAGCGGCTGCTTGAGCTTGTATATTAGCTTGTTTTGCGGCTTGGTCCTGCTTTTGTTTTTCTGTTTGCTTAATTTTTAGCAATTGATTAGCAAGCTTAATATTTTTTATTTGGCGTATGTCAATTGCATCACTTAATGCTATACCACCAGATTTTAAAGCAATTTGTATATTTTGCTCTAGCTGTGCTTTATCTTCATCATCAGGCTCTAGCTCTAAGTATATACCAAAATCATGCAAATTAAGCATACTTAATTCATTTAGTATTGCTACATTTGAATTTGATATACTATTTTTTAAACTTTCTGCAGTAAGCGGATAGCTTAACACATCAGCCATTTTTAATGAAATATTTTCACAACATCTTAACGCTATAAACAAACTAGCATCTAGTATGTGTTTTGTAGCAACATTAGAAGCATTAGCAGCCATTTTTTGCAACCCAACTAAAGCGTCTTTATTAGGTAAGCTTCCATCTCTTGCTTCATTTAATCCCGTAACATCACGGATCATTTGCAAATAATATTGGTATGTAGCTATTAAGCTTTGTATTTTTGCGCCACCACTAGATGTTGTTAATTCTTGTACAGGTACTTTGCCTCTGTTTAGCTCACCATCCTGAGTTAATGATCTACCTACAATAGAACCAGTTTGGAAATACATATTCAATGCTTCCGCTGGATTATAATTTGTACCATTACCAAGATCCACTTCAGCTAAGCCGTCCATATCTAAAAATACACCGTCCGGTACTAATTTAGACATTACCTGTTGCAGCTTTAAATGCGTTAATTGTATCATATCAGCAAAACCGGTTATTCTGCTCACAATTGATTCTATTCTGCCTTTATACATTTTAGGAGCACAAATAGCATAACTCATTTCAACTTTAGTAGTATCAGAAAACGGACGTGACATATTTTCTGCTAACTGCCATTTTAACATTGTGTCTGTACCTAAAACTTTAGCTCCTGAATATAAAACTTCAATACTTCTTGAAACCCTTTCAAAATTATCATTTGGTGGAGGATTAAAAGTATCAGGCTTTTCAATAGCTTTAAGTAAACCTTGATCAGTTTGCTTAATTTTAAATACTTGATTCATGTACGTTTTGTATTCAAAATATAATACTTGAACTGTATTTTCATCATAATTACCCCATCCGGTTATATATTGACGATTGCCTGGCGTTTTTTGAATTTTTGCTAATTCTTCTTCAGATATATTAGGAAATTCTTTTTTAAGTTCTGGAATAGTTATTGACTTTATTTCGCCAACATAATATATATCTTCAAAGTTTGGATCTTCTGTATAAGAATAAACCATATACGCGGGATCAACGTAATCAACGGTTATACCTTCAGCGGTATTAAAGTTTGTTTTTATAGCGCCTATACCGAGAGTTACTAAATCTTCAACAACTCTTTTGTTGGTTAGTTTATATTTATTAAATGCTAATACATTATTAATTGCCTCCTCGTTTGCTATCTCGGCGTTTTGCTTATAAGTAAGTTGCATATGCAGCTCAAGCTCTTCAGGCGTTTGTGGCATTTGTTGTACAGAAGGCGCTGATGAAATGTCTAAACCTAATTTTTGTTTAGCCATTGCAATTTGCTGTTGGCTGTACATATCTTTTAATACTGCCGTAGCATAATCTGTTCTCTTTTTTATTGAATATGGATCTTGCGCGTATGCTTTAATATCATATTCTTTTTGAGCAATACCATTAGTTACAATGTCTACAAACTTAGCAATAACCGGTACCGGCTTCCAATCTAAATTTAAATAAGACAAATCACCATTAATAGCTAACTCATCTTTATATTTTTGAATAGGCTGCTCGCCTCTAGCATAAAGTCTTAATAAATGAAAGTTATTCCAATTAGCTAAATATCTATTACCGTTAGTACGGCCTTGTTTAAACCACTCTTGCTCAATAGCCCTAGACACCTGAAGTCCGTACTCATAGGATGCTTTTTCTTCATCACTAACCACTTGGCTAGGAAAAACACTATTAGTATCCGTGTATATATTCATTTATTCTTTTATTTTTGACACAAAACCTTTGTTGTCGTATTTTTTAAATCCTAAATTATAAACAACCCTATTTACAGGAGTTGATGGGGCATATAAATTTTTATTACAAGCCATAATAGCTAAACCACTACTAATAGAGGCATCGTGTTTTGTTCTGTTATTTATATTAAATTTAGCCCAGTCCTCTAACGTTTTTTGAAAATACATATCCCCATAACCAGTTTCATTTAAACCAACAAATGTTTCAATATATGTTTCAATAGCGGCGGCATGAGCTTGTTTTATATCTTCACTAGAGTTAGGTATTCCGCCTAATTCTCTTTCTGTGGTAGATAGCTTATTATATTTTTTATCGGGTCTATTCATTGAATACCCTCTATAGCCTCTTCTTTTAAAATGATATAAAAGTCTTGGCTTATTATTTTCTGCTAATAATGGCATTCCGTAAAATACACAGGCCATTAGTACATCTTCAAAAAATATTTCAGCAGTTTGAGGCCTAGCTATATATTCTAAAAAGAATCTATTTGGGGGAGCATCTTCCATGCTAAATTTAGTAAGCCCATGTAATGCGCCGTTAGATCCTCTGTTGCCTACGGTACCTGATATATCATATGAATCACATCCAAAAGCACCCATATGTTCATTGCCGGGATACTTAATTCCGTTTTTTACTATTACTCTATTTTGTAAATTTGCGCTAGGCACCCAAGATATATTAAACCTACCATTAGGATTTGGAACAAATATTACTTTAGAGTCTTTTATACCATTTTCCCACTGAAAGTTTCCCTTTGAAACTATATTAGAGTTTTGTAAATCTTCATTATAATCAACCTGTTGATATATTTTAGTTAAATTAAATAAAGATTCTTTGGACTCATCTCTAAAAGCATGTTTTTCAGTGCGCGGGAATTGTCTATAAAATTCGTTTAATGCATCTTGATCTTGCTTTAAACCTTCAACTTCATTTTCCCAATACTCAATTACACCTTGATCTATTATTTCACCTTGGGGACCTTTAACCTCACCTTTTGGTTTATCGAATACAGGTAACCCATAAGAATCAATGTATCCTTCGTAATTCCATTCCATAGGTATGAACAAACTATATAGTCCTGAGCGAGTCTGTCCATTGGCGTTTCTTTGGGTAACATCTGAGTCATAGTATAATTTTTTAAAGTTATCTCCCCCTTTATCTAAAGAGTTACTAGTTGAACCCATCATACACTTGCCTATTACTTTAGATCCCAATCTTAAACAAGTTTTTGTTACTCGCCAATTATTCAATATATTTGTAGGCCTTTCCCATTTACCGCTTTCATCGTGCACCAATAACTTTAATTTTTCACCGTCATAGCTATTATCACCTGTATTTTTCCAGTCAATAGTTGTGTCTAGTCCATCAAGTTCTTGAGCTTTTTCATTTGTTTCAAGCTTCCTTCTTGTGTATTTAGTAGCTGGTACGCGATACGCAAGCTCAGTTTTCGGACGGTCCATACCGTCTTGTATTGGCTTAAAGAAAAAAGGATAGTTAACCGATATCGGTACAACTTTATCTGTAAACATTTTTTTAGCATCAGGCCCTGACTTTGACAATATACCAAATCTTGAATCGCTAGATATAGTTGCCATGTTAACGGTTTCCGCTGATGACATAAATGAAAATCCGGATCGGCGGTTTTTAAGATAACACATACCGTAAGATCTTCGATCGGCTTTGCAGGCTTCCCAAAATATATAAAACAATCTATTTGATTCTCTAAAATCAGGTTGGCCTACATCAATTTTAGACCACTGCAAATACATATAATGTGTACCTGTAATATAAGTCGGCACGTTTTTATTATAAAACCAAAAGCCCTCTTCTCTTCTGATAAATTCGTCGTCTATATAATCGTACCACTTTTCTTTAAAGTCTTTAGGGTATTCTTCCCAGTCAAAAACTGACTTTATTTTTTTAAGTTCTTTTGGGTATGGTGTATGTTCCCAGGTGTTAGAATTAAATTTAAATACGTTTGCTTCTTTAGGAAGTGCTATTTTTAAATTTTGTATTTCATATATTTCACCTATCTCACCTGTTTTACTTATAACTATAATATCGTAATCTTTATTATAGCCATACTCCCATTTTTTATACCTATTTTGTTTTTTTAAAACATTAGGTCTTATATGGTCCTTTAATACTTTGTATAATGTTTGCTTATACATTACTTAGATCTACCTTCTGCAAAACCTTTAAAAGTTCTTTCTTCTTTAACTTCTTTTGGTTTTTCATTCAACAAATCTTCTTCGTTTTCAATTCTAGCAAGAATTTCAAAAGCATCAAAAATAGCAAGTTTTTTTGTAGCAGCCGCGTTTTTTAGTCGATCTGCAGAAATATCATCATCAGAATCAACGATAGGCTCTTTAGCTACTTTTATAAGCTCCTCAACTGCTTTGCGTCCAGCTTGGATTATATTTTTCTTCGTCTCCTTGGTATTCATATTTAATTACAATATCATTTGATTTCATACAATACAATCGCTCATTATCAACTAAAAACTCCCATTCACTATTTGGAGTAAATCCAACTAAGTCCCCTGGGTTAATTTTAAGCGCTTTTAAAGAGCTATTGCTGTATTTTAATATACCAACAAGGCTTCGCTCTTTATTTAGAGTTAAATCTTGCTTATCTTTTATAGGTTGCACAAAGCATCTTTCGCCTACAGTGTGCCAACCACTTTTGTTTTTATATAAATATATTTGATCAAAAGAACAAAGATGATGATCTTCATTTAAAAAAGATCTACTTTTTTTCTTTTTACCCTTCATATCATAAAAAGTTCTAAATACATTTTGATGTATTATAACTTTATCGCCTTTTTTTATACCAGTATTAAAAGCTAATGGTACTTGAATAACCTCCGCTAATCTATTAACAAACTTCCAGTTTTCAATTTTAGTATTAACAACTAATTTTTTATCGCCAACCTGTACTGTATTACTGTATTTTTTACCGACAGGCTTAACAATAAAGTCATACAATGCATTCATTAGTACTCCAAATCGTATTCAACTGAAATAGCCATATTAGAATTGAATTTTTTCCAAGGCAATATTTCATTATTTTTTTTTATATGTATATTATACGAATTGTCTGTTTGATCAAAAATTATATGCGATATTTGATGACCGCCATAAACTTGCTGACCTACAGAATAATGCATTGCGTCGTTTTTGTAGTCTGAACCAATACTTATTTTTCTAACTACAGAATCCATTATTCACTAGCTTTAATCTTTTCGTACTCTCCTGTTTCTAAATTAATTGAAACTTGCCCGTATTCTTTTTCAAGTTTTTGTTTTTCATTTTCAATAACTTGATTTAATTCCGCAATACGGTGCAATAACGAATGCTTTTGGGCTTCAATTCCACCTATTTGAGTTAATACGTTAGAAATTTCGGTGTTAGTTTTAACAATAATTTCTAATTCTTCTTTTTTAATTTTTTTTGCTTTTGCCATAATTTAATTTAATTTAATTGATTTTTATTTATTATTACCTATACTTTTAGCTTTTTCCCAAGTTCTACCAACAAAATAAGCACCATAAACAGTAACTAATAATGTTTGAAATATAGGTATGTATTCTTCTGCTATTTTAAACTCCCCAATGTTGCCATCAAAAAAAGCACATATAGTAAATATAACTGTTAAGTATATAAGTACTAATGGACGAATGTTTTTAGACAAGAAGGAATCAGACTTCATATCCGATTCCCATCTTGCTGTTACTTGTTCTTGAGCTTCTTTATCAGCTTTCTCAAGAATTTCAGTTATTAATCTTTGTGCTTCTAACTTTTCTTCTTTAGTAGTTGTAAGCTTATCAATAACATCCCCGACTTCTTTAATTACATTGCCGGTTAGCCATTGCCAGATTTTTTTCATTATGATTTACCTTTTATTTCTTCTTTTATGCATTTGAGACAGCCGCCCTCTAGGTGTTTGAGAAGGAGCACCGCTAGGTGTTGGAGGCGCTTGCAAATAGCCTTGTCTATCTTGGTGGGCATAGTCATCTTGTACATTCTGCAAAGAAGGTATATTGCCCATCGGTCTTTGACTCATGCTTCCTGTTGCAAAAAATTGGTTTGGATTTTCTGAAATACTTGATTGAATATCTGCTTGTGTAAAAGCTTTTGGAAAGTTCATATTTCTTTGAGTAAGATTAGTTGCTTTTTCTCTTGAAGCTTGTTGTCTTACTGTTCCCGCAGATGATATAATATTAGGCAAATAGTCAATATCTTGTTGTCCTGTTACTCTGGCTGTAGTATAAATATCAGCACCAGATGGAGCAGTTGTTCTAGCCGCATCCTTTTCTAAAATAGCAATATTGCCCAAGTTAGGATGTGGACTTACCATTTCGCTTCTAGGCGTATTAAGATAGTTTCTTGATGTTGCTAAATTTTGCAATTGGCTCATTGTTCTATCTGTATGAGCTTCTCCTCTTCTACCCCCAACATTTCTACTTCCAACAATATTTCCTCTTTCTGAAACTATTGTATTTGACCCTTCGCTCAAATCAACTCTTGGGTATGCAGTAGTATTAGATTCGGTTGTTCTAGCTCCTCTTGAAACTCTTCTATTAACATTAGCAACGCCTTCTTGACCTGTATTTAATAATTGTGAAACATTTGTTACACCTTCATATTGGCTTAAATCAGTTCCAGTAGGGCTGGATAATAATTGAGACGCTTGATCTCTAGTTAAAAGGTTACCTGTTTTTTTGTCTAATATATTTTCAAAACTCTCAAGCTTCATTCCCGGCTTAACAGGGAATTTACTTAAGGGGCTCATTGGTAAGGCGCTTGGTATGCCTCGCCCTGTTTTTGGCATGTTCATTCTGCCGGGTGCTTGTTTGTACATAATTTTTTATTTTTTTCTTTGATAAGCTACAGTACCTTTGGTTTTGCTTGTGTCAAAATCAATATATGTAGCTACCATTTCTTTTTTGTTTTTTAAATAATAATTTATATAAACTCTATAATTATTTTTAGAGTTATAAAAAATGGTTTTTATATTTTTATTATCAGCATATAATACCTCCTCATAAAAAGTTTTTACCTCTTTAAATTGAGACTTATCGTAACGATTATTAGGATTATTATAAGAATATTCTATATAATCTCTATCGGTTAAATAAGCAATAACAAATATATCATCATTAAATATATTAAAATTTATTGTATATATTGCTGTTGTGGTTTTATATTCATTTGACCATTCCTGATCTTTAGTTGGCACCCAATTGCCTGAAAACTGTTCTTGCGAATAGACGCTAAAAAATAAAAATAAAGTAAATAATGTTGTGATTAATTTTTTCATAATATTAAATTTAATTGTTATATTAATATTATTACTTATAATTTACTTTTTTTCCTTAAGCTCTTCTATATGCTTCAGCTTCCCAGGGTAAATTTTTAGCACCCTCATTCATTTTACTTCTAGGATATTTTTTTCCCTTCCAGTAAACATAGTCGTCATCATAGTCTAGGTCGCCCCTTAGCATTTGTTCAATGTGTATCTTCTCGTGAGCAATAACATTGTCTTCCTGCTCTTTGGAGCAACCATCCGCTATGATAATAGTTCCATTCTTATTGGCTTTTCCGATAGCCCCGTCCTGCATGTTTACATAATATATAGGTGTATTATCTTCCACGTAGGGAGCGCCTTTCATTTTAAAAGCCATAATAATAATTATACTACAGCTACATCGCTAATAACTATAGCTCCTAGCTGTACCTTAGATTTTATACCTCCAGGGTTTGCTGTTAATGCGCTTTGAATAGCTTTAGCTAAATCAGTTCCAGTGCCGACAGAACAAGTAAGTACTATATGACTTGTAAGCCCGTTTTGAAAAATAGTTGCTTTTGTAGCTGCGTCAGCTCCTTCTCCAGCTCCGTCTCCAGCTGATACGTTTAAAATTTGATCCGCATTAACAAGTAAAGTTCCTGCGGGGTCTGTTGTTGAAATTTCGATAAATTTTGCCATCGTGTTTGTGTTTGTGTTTGTGTTTGTGTTTGTGTTAGGCTAGGTTTGTACAGTCCTAATCTGTTATTTTATTGATCATCTAAGTGAGAATCACCTCTACCTTTATGCTGAGCTCTTTTATGCTTTGCTTCTGCGGATCTAGAATCAGTTGGGTGCTCCCTACCTTTTTCATCTGTAATAATTACTTTTTTGCCTTTCATCTGCATAGCAGAGCCTTTGCCTTCTACCATTGCTTTTGCTTTTTCATAATCGCCGCCTGTTTTTTGCATAGCGTAACCAAAAGCATTACCCTCAAGAGGGCTATCTTCATTCATACGCGCTGGCCCTCTACCCCCACCCATTTGTGGTGACGTGCACATAAATTTTGAAAGTGGACTATAATTTCCCATTTTTTTATTTTTTATATATTAACAATTCCATCTGCGTCTTGCAGCTCTACCTCTTTTAGATTTCCATCCTTTTGATCTAGCACAAAATGATTTTCTTCGTTTCCAAGCTTTACTTCCTCTTTTAAGCTTTTTAGGATCTTTAGTAACAGCCGTTTGTAATTTACTGCCAGGATTATCTCTTCTATATTTTGCTACACCTCTTTCAGACATACCTCCACCTGCAGCGGCACCTGTTCCAGAATCTTTAGCTTCGTTATAATATCCTTTTGATTTTTTACGAGAAGGCGCATCTCCTTTTTTTAGCAAAGGGGATTTAGCCATAAATGGCGCTGAAAATTTTGAAGCCATATTATTTTTTCTTTTTATATATTTCATGCCACTTCGACAGGGTGTAACCTATAGTTACAACTAGCAAAAATATTTTTAGCCATAATTCTATTTCAGTCATGCTAACCGCTAGCGTGCCTCCATTTAATGCATATAGTTTTATATCTCCCATCGAAAGTCTCATTTCTGCAATTTTAGTAAGATTTTGCTTTAGATGTAATAGGCGCTTTAAAGCCATCACATCCGCAGCTAGCTTTTAAAATTTCTAAACCATAAGTACCATTACTTGCACCTTTACCCATTGGGAATCCGCTAAGATCAAGAGGCCCACTCCATAAAGCGTTTTCCCCTACATTGCCGTCTAGTTCAGCTTTTGTTAAAACTTTGTTTGAATTTTTTGAAATCATTATTTTTATTTTTAATTGTTTTACATTAGACCAAAACGGTAATTACCTAATGCAGCAGCTCCGTTACCCAAAGCGTTGTTTGCCCATGAAGCACCCGCTGTTGCGCTTTGCCCCGGCCTAGTTAATGAATAAGCTCTTCTTAAGTAATCGGCGCTCATGTTAGACCCATACCCTAATGCACCGGCTCCTGTAATTCTAGTTCCTACCCCAAGAGCTCCGCTTAAAGCTACAGTGTTTCTATATTTATCAGCTTGCGTTAACTGCCTTAACCCTTGGTTAATACCTCTTTGAGCAGAAAATCCCATTCTCATATTTGGATCCCCTCCTAAAGTTCTAAAGCCTGACTGTCTTATGCCTCCAAAAGTTCCAATTTCACCTGAGGTATCAGCTATGCTTTTATAAGCATTCCCAATTCCAAAAGCATTTAATTTACCGGCTTCTTGATTACCTTGACTTATATCCCTGTCATATTGCCCGCTAGCTTTGATCATATCATTGTATAATCCCCAGCCTTCCTCCTTGGTATCAATCATACCGTCTCTTGTCATATCTGTTTGGTAACCCCCAGCTCTAAACATAGCTTGAGGCCCAAATTCTAATCCGGTAGATGCATTATACCCTTGGTAATTATCATAGCTTGATCTCGTGCCTGATTCGCTCTGCATTCCTGCGGACAAGGACCCTAAATCAAAATATCCAGCCATTTATCTTAAATTATCATTATTAACATTATAAATAGCTTTTGTCATAACTTTATCGCTATATTTTTCGCTATTTATTATTTTATTTCTTCTACCTATATTTATATCTTCCTCGCCTAACATTATTTTATAAATTCTTTTTATAAGCTGTTTTGCTTTTACAGAAGTTTTATATAAATTATATTTTTGTGTTGTTCTGTTCCGATGCCGCCATACCACTATCCAGCCGCTTTTTAAAAGTTTATTCCATCTCCTATTATTCCAGCTGTAAGTATAAACCCCTGTTTTATAATCTTGTTTTGAAAAAAACTCCATACAATCTAAATATATTAACAACTCCAATTCGGAATCTGTTAAATTGTTATTTTTGCAAGCCCACTTTCTTATAATTCTGTAATGTTTCATAAGGTTGAGGTCTTTTATATCGTCTGCCTCTAACCGTCTCATAATACAACTACAACGTCTTGAACTTTAATAACGTGATATGATTCTTTTTCAACCTCTATTTTATGACCAGCGTGTCTATCATATAGTATAACGCTACCTTTTTTTAAAGCTTGTATTTCGTCTCCAGCTGAAATAACTGTAGCTTCTACATATCTTATATCGTCTCTGTGTGTTTCTGCTAAAAGAAGACCGCCCTTTGTTTTAGTAGTACCCTCTTTAGTCTTTTTTATTATTATATTTCTACCTATTGCCTTCATTAATTCTTAAATTATTAATTACACAATCTGTAGATAAAATTGTTGTTGCTACGGAAGCTGCATTTTGAAGAGCGCTCTT